TGATCCGCCACGGATTCCATTTTGCGTACAGCATCGTACAGTTGATTCAAACTTTTTAAGGAAAGGAATAACACCTGTGTGCTGAACTTCTCCTCCACGGATTTTGCTGTTGATTCCGCGAATCCTTCCAGCGTTGATGCCGATTCCAGCCCTTTGCGCCACATAACGGCCAATGGCCATGTCAGAAGTAAAAATACTATCCAAGGTGTCGTCAACATCAACAAGAACGCAAGACGCGAACTGGCGTAAAGGAGTTCTGACTCCTGCCATAATTGGTGTTGGGATGTTGAGTCTGTGCCTGGAGATGGCGTCATAATACCTTTTTACATAAGACAATCTAGTTGCCTTAGGGTAGTCTCGGAAAATAGTCAACGCGATCATGATATACATGAACTGCGGTGTTTCGTAGACTTTGCCTGTGCTTCTGTCTTGTACTAGGTATTTATCCACAACCTGCCGCAATCCGGCATAGGTGAACATAAAATCTCTATCATGATCTACGAAAGTCTCCGCTTTCATAATCTCTTCTAAAGAATACTTTACAAAGATATCTTTATCATAGATATTATCATAAGCCAGTTTAGTAATATGATTTACTAGATCCGGCAACTCATGCATCTTACCAAACAACTGCTTTCGCAAAGAAAATAGTAGAAGTCTAGCAGCAACGAATTGATAGTTAGGATGCTCTAGATCAATAAGGTCAGAAGCACTCTTAATCAAAATCTCTTGAATTTCTGCTGTAGTAATACCATCATAAAATTGAATACCAGAGGTCATCTCAACTTGACTCGCAGAGACCCCTGCAAGACCTATGGTTGCCTCTTCAACCATTGTATGCATCTTATCAAGGTCAAGCTTCTCAATCTGACCATCTCTCTTCGTAACCTTTAAACCGTTGCTCATTTCTTCTTCCAAGTAGTAAATTTGAGTTTTGCTTCTAGTCCACTGTAGACATTAGATTCTACAATCTTTTTCACATTTAGTCCATTGAGAACCATATCATTAATATCCTTCTCTCGGATATTAGATGGCCATATCACTACGGAGTCGCCTCTATCGATAGTGCGTCCGATACGCCCGACGATTTCACTGTTTCTTGGTTCGTTATCATAGACCCAAACAGGATTGCTAATCCCCCAGTTACTAATATCAAGATCAGCTCCGCACATAGCAATCGCATTTGGAATGAATGTGCTGTCGAATGGTCCTTCTGTAATGAAGACTGGAGTATCTCTTTTGATTTTATCAAGTCCATAGATTTTTGGTTCATCATCGCCCATCATTATGGTTAAGTATTTAATAGGGTTTGTAGAGAGTGCTCTGCCCTGAACCCCAATAAGTTTTCCTTCTCTAATAAGAGGAATAACAATTCTTTTTTCTCCAAACTTTACACTATCAAAAGTATCAGGTTTGATTGTGTTTATAAACTCTTTAAAGTTTTCAGCATAATAAAACTCCCCACTAAAGATTGCTCTTGACTCTAGATATACCTTCGATTCCTGCACCTCAAAGGCGTTGGGTAAATCAATCTTTACCTTGGTATCAAAAGATGGTTTAGAAGTCTGTACGGTACGGTACACATCCTCTGGAGAGTCCGCAACAAAGTTCTTACCAGTCTTCCCAATCTTAAACTTTTCAAATATGTAGTTCTTATATGTTGTAGGATCCAGACTCTTAAGAAAGTTATTGAAAGACACACTCATTCCACAGTTATGACACTTGTAGTTAGTATTGTTCTTTACACTATACAAATATCCTCTTGCCTTACTTTTGTTTCTCTGCGAATCACCACAGATGGGGCAACGAAAGTTGTATAGTTCTGGTTTTACCCTTTTGAACTTTGGAAGTCTTGATGATATAAGATTGATGTACTTAACATCAATATAATCCATTTCATTCAGTCTGAGTTCTCTCTATTGTAGAAGGGTATGGTTGAGTTGTCAAGATCTTTGAGAACAGTCCAGAGTTATTTGTAATCAATGTTATTACTGTCACAGCACCCATTGCCATCCAGACACGTTTCTCTAATCCACGTAGTCTTTGCAGTACACTGTCATGATCTGCGTCCATTTTATCACGGAGTTTGTCAATTTTTGCAAAGAGTATGGAGTCAACTTCTTCTTGTTTAGTAATTCTCTCTTCATGGACAGCAAGCATTCTGCTAACTGTAGTATTTACCTCACTAAGTTTTTCAATCGCAGCATCAATTTTAAGTATTATTGGCTTCAAGTCCTCTAGTTTTTGTTCTACCAATGCTAACTTAACTTGATCGTCCATTTTTAGGGTCGAAATAAGGGTTGAAGTTCCTAGCAGTTTTAGATTCTTTTCTTTTCTGTCTCTTGTCTTTTCTATCCATCAAATCTTTTATTGCTCTTCTTACAAACTTATTACGTCCATCAAACTTTATCTCTCTATCATATCCTGCAGTAGGACCTTTAGCATCAGAAGAAGCACTAAAACCACCAGACCCACCCGGAGGATTTGCTACCATACCTTCTTCATTCACATGAAACTCATGGTACATTGCTGTGCGAAAAGCATCCACAAAACGGTCAATCTTTGACTTCTCCATTGGTCATCCTTTTTAGTTCGGTCAGAATAGTATCATCTAAATCTATCTCATGAATATAAGTACGGGGATACTCAGGCAATCTATCTAAAAAGACTACAAAAGTTTTTACCATACCCCAGAGTTCTCTATCAATTTTAAAGAACAACATAGGGGTGGTAGCATCCCCAAATATATTATAAAGAATAATGAAATGATTAATCAGAAGATGAAGCTTCAAATCATTATTCAATTTGTATCTTTTAAGGAGTCTTTTGATATACCTAAAATGATTTAGGTCTTTATCAAAGTCATCCTTTGTAACCGCTTGAGGGTTCTCATAGTGTTTAATGGCGAAGAGAAGAAAGTTCTTCTCGTTCAATTCAGAAAAATACATTCATCAAGTGGGGGGATAGAGGGGTTGATTACCAGTATGGATACCAGAACCAGCAACTAAGACTTCAGATTTGACTCTCAGTTCTCCAGCATTATCAATATAGGTTGTAACTCCAACCCATCCAGCGTGTGCTACGCCATACTGTGCTGTTTCGTTTGCGTTGGTGATAGCAGTGGTGCCAATACCATAAGCATACTTATCATAACCACCGTGATAGCGTCCAAACTCAAGAAGAGCACCTTGAACCTTAGCATTAGTAATAGTTGCGCCAAGAGCAACGACATAAGGATCAACAACAGTGATTATAGAACCAACACCAACTGATTCTGCAAGTGCTGTATCAATAGTAACTGAGGTTGCAGCAACAGAAACTACACCAAGTGAAACTTGCTGATTGATATTGAGTTTAGAGAACTCAGAACCAATAGCAGGAACTAAAGTAGTATCGAAGAATACTGTCTTAAATCCTACTGGAGACAGATTATTTGCAGCGATTGTCGCAGTTCCAAATGTTAAGATAGGAATATTTTTAGTTGCGCCATCAACATACAAATCACCAACCTTCAGTTGACCATCAGGTGGAATCAGATATGTGGAGAATGTGGGAAGAATACTTGATCCTGCACTAACTCCATTAGGTGCCTGAATATTTGCACTTTGAATAACTTTGAATGACGGAGCCTCATCATTAAACTGAGGATCCTTACTATATGATACATCCAGAATAGTAGACTTAGGAAGTTGACTTACTTGGAAGTCAGTACCTGCGATTGCTACGCCAGAAAGGCCCATTGTGCTGCCAATTGTCAGTGACTCAGAACTGGCGATAGCAATAATAGATGCATCTCCAAAATAAGTACCAGCAATATTTTTAATACCAAAACGGATTACGTCACCCACAGAACAACCACCAGCAATACCAAAAGAGGTTGCTGTTCCCGTTACCGTTCGAGTTGAATAGTTAAGGGATACTGTTCCCGTAGATCCAACATTATCCTTATTGCCCCAAAGTGCCATGTCTTTTGCCCTTAGATGAAATTACTTTGCTATCAAATATTTATAAAAATAGGAGACCCTAGAATCTCCATATTATCAATCTTCTCTGTTTTTAATTGCTTTGGTCACAACTTCAAGAAGTTGGTCATCCATATCAGTCTTAGTCAACTTAACTGCTTTAGAAAGAATAACAAGACAGATCTCAACCATCTTCTCACCAAGTTCCTCATTCTCTGGAATTTTAGAAATGGCATCATTGATAATTTTGGATGCTAATGGGAGTAGAAATGCAAGCATGATTTATATAGCGTGTAGACTATATATCAATCCTTGTTTGAAACATACTTTCCAAGTTTTTTATCATATCGTTTGACCTCACCAGGTCTCAATCTATCTTTTGCTGCTGAAGCATCTGTGGCAAACTTCTTAAATGATTTGCCATATTTCATTCTAGCATCTTGTTCTTTATGACGCTTTCTTTCATCATCATATCGTTTCATTTGTTTTGAATCAGCATAATCAACTTTCTCAGCAAACATAGTTCGCACTCTATGATAGTTCTGTTCGTCCATTTTGTTTACAAATTCTTTTGATGCAGCAACCATAGCATCAATAGAAGGACCATCCCCCATATTATTTGAGAGAGATACTTTCATTACAGGATAAACTGCTGAAAAAGAATTATATCTATTTTGACCTGGTTCAGCAGCAGTTTGAAAATCCTGAGAAAGAAGATCTTCATCACCTTTGAATAGTCTCTTATCAAATCCAGCAAAAGGACCCGATGGATCTGCTGAGTTTGTATACGCTCCGTTACCTGCTCTCATAAGTCACCCATAAATTCTTTAAAAGTTTTCTTCTCAGGCAGTTTCTTATGCTTAGTAGAAGCAAAGTCTTTCGCATCACTCTTCTTCATTGATGCTGCTGCTTTAGCAACCTCAGGAGAAGGGTTGGTCATGTCACCTTTCTTGGTGGCATATACCATACCCATAAACCTTTGCTGTGCTCTTGATACGGCAGGCATTACTTCTTCTTCTTCTTGGTGTCCATGATTGCACCCTGTCCATGCTTGGCACGGATGATTGCCTTTACTTTCTCAAGTGCGGACATACCATCATATTTTTGGCCGGGTTTCTTACCGAATGTATTTGGTTTACCAGGTGCTTTGTTGTAACGGTTATTACCATCAACACCACCACGCTCCATGCGACGATCTCTTAGAGAATCTTCAGTTTCTTCTTTCATGCGAGTTCCTCTCAGTGGTTCTTGTCCTGCACGACGACGTGCTTTGTTACCAGCACCCCTGTCACCATAACCCATTCCCTTGTCCTTCTTGACACCACCGCCACCTCTTGACTTGATAGCAGGATCTCCAGTGCTTACGTCACCACGAACTGCAACATTATGGGCGACTGTGCGGGTTTTAGATGATGTATATGGATTATGCATTTTTGCTGCTACTTTTCTCTGACGTTCACCAGGACGCATTGCCTCATCAACTTCAACTTCTTCATCTACTTTGGGCATAGAGAAACTCTTGCGTCCAAAAGTAGTAGCGTGTGCTGCTCTTTCTGCGTGTTTTCCTGCTTTCTTACCAAACTTTTTCTCTATACGACTCTTAGCCGCATCTGCTTTACTCTTACCACTCTTGGTAAAATCTCTTGGGTTCTCACTATCAGATTCAAACTCATCAGTTGCTCTTCTAGCAAATGCTTTTGTAGCAGTTTTCTGTGAGATTTCATCAAGTTTCTCAAATTCTTCATTTGCTTTACGTTTTGCTGCTGCCTTAGCAAGAATACGTGCCTTAGCATCATCCTGATCCTTCTTAGGAATGGCAGTTACAGCACCAAGTTTCTGGTCAACATCACCAGGAGCATACCCCTCAGCATGTCCTGTAGGAAGTTTACCTTGCTTCTGCATCTGAAGTCTCATACGATCAAGCATCTGCTGTTTTTTCAGCATCTGACCTTTGACTTGTAGTTGCTTTTTCTTTTGAGATTCTGCCTCATCAGCATTATCCATTTCTTCTAGTTCTACTGCTTCAATCACAGTAGCACCAATCTCTTCAAATGCCTCCTTCATTGGAGGATTAATAACAATCTTATTTTTTACTTTCTTTTCTTTAATAACTTTATCAGCATCAGTATCCTTTTCAGGAACATCTACAACTTCACGAAGATCGTCTCTCCATGCCGAGTATGTTTCTGATAATCCAAGCGATTGTTTTACAGAAGCACGTTCAGTTGCACTGATGCCCGACTGACTACCCATGTAATCATTAAATGCTTTGAAGAGATTACCACCTTCTTTTCTTGCCTTGTAACGAATCGCTTTCGTCATTTGTCTGACGCGAATCTTCACCTCTTCAGGTGTATTATCCTGCTCGGAAATCATGACTTTACTATTTTTTCTTATACTTATTTATAAATGAACGTGCTGTTTTCCCATCATATGCCTTTCCGCCGTCTTGAAGGTTCTGTCCTCCGTCCTCATGACCAGGAGTCATATCAGAAGCATACTTAAAGAATCCCTTAGTACCAACAAGTGTATTTGGTTTCTTAGGAAGTCTTTCTTTCTTATCCATCTTGACTTCAGTATACTCTTTCAAGTCTTTGATCCAAGATTTAAACATAATATTATCTTCGGTCACACAGATAAGATAGTTTGTTCCTCTACGAATAACCTTACCAACTAATCCAGTATTGAGATTCTCAACAATATTATCAATCTTAAATATCTTTCCTGTAACGTAATTTTCTCTAAGATTCATCCAATCAAATTTAGGAGCAATCTGCCATAGACTCCATCCTTCTTTGATGTCCATCCTCTTGCGAAGACTGTTCATCATTTGTTTTGCAGTCTTATCATCAATATAATCAGGAATACCAGTCCTGTAAGTTTTAAAATCTTTAGAAGCAGCTGCCTTTCTCATTTTGGATGCTGACATCCCTTCAATACCCTCAGCGTCGGGATCTCTTTCTCCAGCAGATACAGTCTCCACACCAGAAAAATCATAGAGTTTGCCATTATAATCTCCTGAGAGTTTTGCGAACTCTTTAACCCGGTCACCACCAACCACAATTTTAACACTTGAATGTCCATCTTGATACCCCTGCTTCAATACGTCAAATATAGATCTTGAGTTAGGATCATTAATAATGCTCTCCGCATGATCGGGGAACATTTGCTTCATTACATCTACTTTTTCATCTGGATCATAAGGATTCTTCTTAGCATCCTGTGTTCTTGATGGATATATTTTTAAACTTCCTTTTCCTGATTGTTTCTTAGCAGCATCAAGTAACTTCTTATGTCCTACTGTTGGAGGATTGAATCTTCCAAATACAACAGTCAGAGGTCCAAGGTCTTCTTTAGGAGAGCCATCTGCTCTCGTAGGGACTGGCATCCTCCTTGGAGTTCCGTCTCCAAATGTTCCAAACTCCCCGGAGTCAGGTGCTGGTTGCTGTTGTGTATCCTGCGTAGTCTCTGATTTAGGTTCAGTTTTTGCGGATTTCTGTTGAGTTGCGTCATCTTCACTTTTAGATTGCTTCTTCTGTAAAAATTCAAGTCTTCCTTTAACAGTCTTAGCAACCATGTTGCCATCCTTGTCAAACCAGTTACCATGCCCATCACCTGTTAGATTCTGGCGAGCAGCAGTATCTGATGCTTGAGAAGTTCTTGCTTCTCTAAAGAAATTTAAAAACGATTTCATTACACTAGGATTACCCATAAGAATATTTAGTACAACTTTCCAAAGGGTCCAAACTTATTACCCTTCTTGATTGCTAAGAATACCATATCAGTCCAAACTTCTGATTGTTTTTTAGCAGGTGTTATCTTATAAATTGAATCAAGAAAAGCAAGTTGCATTAGTTTTGAGTTAGCAACATGTGGTTCTGTAATAAACTTTGCCTTAATATTCTCATTAAACTCATCATCATTGGTAATACGTGTATCTGCTTTAGATTTTATTCTCTTAAACATATCAGTATAAAGTTTTTCTTTTTTCTGATACTCTTCTAAATTTTTAGGATAATCTCCATTAGATTTATCAAAATCTTCACCATTATCTTTTAGCAACTGAACAACCATATCTACTTGTGCTTTACCACCTCTAGCAGCACCAGCACCGATTTGAGTTGCTTCCCATTTCAAGTTACTAAAACCAGTAGAGTTGTTTCCTTTAATCTGAAACTTATACCCCTTTCCACTTTTAGTTAGTTTTACCACAGTATCTTGAGACATTTTTTCATCAAGTCTTATAGTAGAATCGACATCTGGAAAGTTATAATCATCTTTTTCATCTAACGTAAGTTCCTTTACGTTAAACTCTTCCCATTTAGCCTGCTTTCCAGAAACTTTTTTTAATGATACACCTACAAGAATTCTTTTTTTATACATCTCACGCATCACTGTATTCAATTCTTGAATAGTTTGTGTACCTCTACTGCCTTCAACTGTTGCGTCAATAACATCAGTAACTTTTTTAACAGATGATTTGATCAACCACATATCAGCAGGATCCCAGTTATCTTTCTTAGCAATTCCAAACTTTTTACTAACAAGGTCAGTCACATAATCCATAAATGATCCAGAACCACTGTGGTCAAATACATTCCAAGTATTTTTTGAGAACTCTTCAAACATTTTGACGTGCTGTTTCCAGAAAACATCCATCCATTCTGGTTGAACATTTGGATATACCTCACGTATGCCCTTCATTGTCTCAGCATCATCATACATTGCTTGAACAGATTTCCAAGTTTTATTATCTTTCAATACTCTCTCAAACACATATGTCGATGCTTTCTCCTGCATTAACGTAGTTCTAGCATCCGCCTTTCCTGCTCCTGCAGATGGTTTATACTGTATTATAGCAGTTCTAGCCTTACCATCAACCTGTGTTGTTACCACAGTTGATGGGAAAGAAGACCCAGGCATTGCTTTTGAGGCATACTTAACTCCAGCACTATCGAGTTCTTCCTGAACCATCGATGCCGTTGATATTCTGTCTGGAGATTTTACTTCAAAAAAGGTACGCCGAGAAGAGGACTTGTCTGATATTGCAAGAGACTTGTCCTGTTGAATCTTCTCGATAATACCAACTAAGGCGACGATAGCATTTTTCTTTGCTGCCATCTTTTGTCTCAGTCAATCCAAGAGTTTACAATCTCTTCAAACTTTTTCAGTTCTGTCTCCGAGAAAGACACTTCTTCGTTTGCTTTGTTGAGAGTCTTGACGATCTTCTTAGAACGATCATATGACTTCTGACGCTTTTCATCAGTAGTAGAAGGACTTACAACCTCACGTCCCAGGTTACCTGCCTTACGGAACATCTTGTTCTTAGGAAGTTCCTTGTAACCTTCTTCCATTTTCTCATCACAATCATCATCGCACTTATGACCTTTCATACCGTGCTTCTTCTTATCCTTAAGAGCCTTCTTCATTGGCTCCTTTTTATTACCATCTTTATCAAAGTCTAGGTAATCAGGTTTTGCTCCCTCACTCATTCTCTTAGCAACTTTCTGAGCACCAGAGGAAACTTTCTCTGCTGCTTTCTTCAGCATACCTTTGATACCAGACTTTGCTTTTGCCTTAGCATCCATTGCTGCTCTAGCAGTCTGAGCAGACATATTCTTAGCAGTCTGTGACGTTCTTCTTGCTTTGTCTTGTGCTGCTACCTTAGCAGTTCTATATGCGCCATACGTTTTAACAGCACCAGTTGATGCTTTAGACTTTACTTTGTCCATTGCACCTTTAAGTCCGGTCTTCATTGCCTTGACTTTCATTGCTCTAGGACTATCAGTATCACTACCATAAGTCACTTTTGCTTCAGAAAGCATTCCATCAACTATAAGATCAACGTCGGTTACATTACAACCTTCTTCAAACAATTCTTGAACGATCTCTTCACAAATATCGTTAAGTTCTTCTTCGTTAATCAAGGAGAAATCCAACTCACTAAGGGAATCTCTACTAGCATAGAACTCTTCTTTAGCTTCAGGATTATGGACAGCCGTATAAGCCTCCATGAAATTACGCAATACAGAAGACATTTCTTTTAACACATTACTTTTTTATATTTATATTATTCAAATATTCTCTTTCGTTTTTGTATATTATAGAAGGATCAAGATATAATTCAATACCTGTTTTTATTTCTGGAAGCAACCATTCATGAACTGGTAGACATGCTTTCCAGTTCACCGGTTGAATGCAGTTCATAATTACAACAGACCAAATGGCAGCAGCATAGTTAAGGACTGTCGTCATTTACTTTTTCGTGTCCGTACACGATTACAATTTTTCTATACTCAGTGGGACTGCCCGAATCATAATCCCAACATTTATAGTGCTCTACTTTACCACCGATGTCTTCAGCGATACGATTTATCTTAGAATAAGGAACATCATCTTTAATCATAAGTCAACTCCAAATTTTGCATCACCAACAACTGTTGTATATTGATCAAGAGTTCCGTCTTGTTCGCACTTGAGATGCCATCGTGTCATAATGATTACATTATCTTTATGTAATCCAGACAACATTTTACGTCCTTGTTTAGTCTCAGTGCTCCAAAGTCCATATCTGGTTTCCCAAATATAAAACACATCATCAATTAGTTCTCTAGTCTCTTTGTCTCCAGTCATCTGTTCTGTTTTGGTGGAACCAATCGCTAATGTCATCTGCGCTATTAAATCCTGTTTTGTGATTGGATGGATCAGGGTCTCCCAAGTCCATCCTATTCATAAAATCATCCAAACTTCCTTCTTGAATGTCTGGATTGTGTGCTATTCTTTTTGCTCTTCTCAACATTTCACCAGCAGACCTATTTGCTTTTGCTAGTTTAGTTGCCCATATCATATCAGATAATTGTACCTCTTCACCTTGACTGATGCGTTTACAAATAAACTCCATCCGTTGCCGGTATTGATTAGATAACATATCCTAATCTCTTTTATTTTATTATTTATTCCTCTTTAGGAGATTCATCTTCTGCAATAAGACCTTTTTTATTAAATCCAAATGGTCCAGTTTTTTCTTCTGCACGATTTTTCATAGCAACACCGGCAAGAGACTCCATGATTTTTAGAATGTCTTCTGATTTTGCATTTTCACCAAGTTCTTTAGCAACATACCAATACTTAGGCCAAAACTCTTCACCTGCAATAAGATATTCATTAAGACTAATCGTTTTCATTTTCCTCCAGTGTCGTAGTTAAGTTTGTCGTCTTGTTCTTTCAGTTTACGTTGACGAATATCTTCGTGCAGTTTTGCGATAGCAGCACGAACTTCAGGAGTTTCATCAAACTCCCATTCATCATTCTTCTTGTTCTTGAACTTTTTCTTGGTCACGGAGTTCTACCTCAATTTTAGTGTCGAGTTCTACAATAAGATTACGAATATCAATGACCCTCGTTGGACAACAAGATAGATCTAAAGTATATCCATGCTGTTCGCGATACAATGCCTGTCGAAGAGCAATTGCAGCTGGTATGCTAATTTCAAGATTAATCATACATCTCCCTCTACACGATTTTCAGAATAATAGGAATCAAATGTTCCTGCAGGGTAACGAGCACTCAGTTTCTCAATGTTCATATCAAGAATCTCATCAAAGTCAGTATCCAATGCCATGAATGCTTGAGCAAGATACCAGCAGATATCTCCAAGTTCACGCTTCATATGAAATACATTATCTTCAGTATAAGGTTTTCCTTGAAACAAAATCTTCTTCACTACCTCAGTAAACTCACCTGCTTCTGCAGTCAATCCCAGAGAAGCAGTTAAAAGTTGAGTAGTGTTTACTCCAGAGGCTTCAAGTTCAGCAAGACGAGATGCCATAGCACCATAGTTCAAACTAGGTTCACTAGTAGTTTGTTTTACAAAGTCAACATAATTGTTCATAGGTCTATCTCAGGTAGTTTAGATTGTTGTA